GATCGATAGAACGGCTAACGAAGAAAGATTTTTAGAAGAAAGGCGAAATAATCGTCTTTTTAATGCGTCCACTCGATATGAATTTGAGTTCTTTGCATGTGAGATTGAAAATAGAGTAAAAGGTTTTGAAGAGATTGTGGTTAAGCATTTCACGGAATTAGAAAATAAGATTAAGGAATTAGAGGAAAAGTTAAATGCGCGAGTGGATAAGAAGAATTTTAAGAAAGCTAGGCATCCCAAGTCCTGAGCCCGTATTTTCCTATACAGATCAAAGCTCAATACTAGACGATATTTATCTTTTTATTGCAAATGAAAAGACAGAGACACTAGTTATTGACAAAGTATTAAGCAAGGATTAGATTATTATTAACCTATCTATGGGGTAAAAATAGACGAGACCTATGCGTATGTAGGGCAGATTTGGGTAAGCTAACCTGAGTCTATAACCGTGGCGGGGTAACAGCCAACGCAGCTATGCGTATCATGATGACAAAATAGTCGAGACTCTTGCGATACGAGAGGCACTACCGTGACGGGGTTAACAGTCAGAAGGGAATCGCATGACAGAGATGGTAAATGGAGAAGGTCAAGGTTCAAGTAACTTTGCCTCAATACCTGTGAACACTCCGACTACGCCAACACAATCGGCACCAGTCGAAGCAGAAAGAACTTTTAAACAGTCAGAAGTTAATGATCTCGTTGGACGAGCAAAGTCCGAGGCAATTGAGCGGTATAAACGCGATACGAGTGTCGCATCGCATAATAACTACCAGCCTCAACAGCAGCAGTATGCACCTCAGCAGAATCCGCAGGGGAACATGCAGCAGCCGTATCAGTCCGGAAACGATGCACAGTCCGAAGAACGAATCAGAAGGATGGCTGCGGAAGAAACTCAGCGCTTAAGGAATGAGTGGATTCAAGAGTCGCACCGGAATGCGGAAGAACAAAATGCACAACGGATTGCCTCTGAGTTCTTCACAAAGTTAGATGCAGGTAAAGGTAAAATCGAAAACTTTGATAAAGTCATGGCTGATTTGGATTTGCGGTCTATACCCTATCACGTGCAATTAGCGAGCACGATGGATAATACCGCAGAGATAATGTTCGAGCTTGCAAGCAATCCAACTAAAATTGGGTCGCTTCAAACCTTAATCGATATCGATATGAGGGCAGGCAGACAACCAAAATTAGCAATGGCGGAAATGAAACGATTGTCTGATTCAATTAAAGCAAATCAGCAAGCGTCTAACTTCCGATCTCCCAATGAACCACTTAGTCAATTGAGACCTTCTAACGCCGGAACGGATAATAACCGTGCGCTCGGAGTGGCTGACTATAAAAGGAAGTACCGAGTATAAACACGCCAATTATCCGAACTATTTATGGATTGATAGTTAGGAGTAATAACGCATGGCTTTATACGCTGATAATATTCTTCAACAGGTACAGACGTATCAAAGATCGTCTTTAGGCTTGTTACAGAACTTATGCTGTTTTGTGAGCACCGCAAACACTAAGTTTAAAGATTTCGATAAGATTCAAGCTAACTTAGGTTCCAGTGTGACATTTGATACTCCACCACGTGCAACCACGTCGGCTGGTTTAGTTGTATCTTGGCAACCTGCTGTACAACAAGTTGAAACATTAACCTGCGATCAAGCTTTCAACAGCTCATTCACAGTGACTGCACAACAACGTATTTTCAATTTAGAAAAAGGCGAAGACGAATACATTGAAGTGTTCGGAAAATCCTTCTTAACTGAATTGGCAAACGAAGTGGAAGGTAACTTAGCGCTCAATGCAATCAGCGCTGTTCCTGTTATGACCGTTGATCAAGATGGTCAATCTATACCAACAGGTGCATTACACGTTGAATCTGGTCCATTTCGTTATTTTGGTGATGGCATTACTCAACTCACCAGCTATAACCAATTAGCTCAAATGATCATGTTGTTTAAGAACTTCGGCTCAGTTTCACATGGAATTAAAGTTTATCTGCCAGATACTGTTTACCCACCTATCATAGGTACCGGGTTAAATCAGTTCGCGCCAGAACGTAATAACAACGATGCAATGTCATGGGAAATTGGTGAATTTGGTACTCCACGTGTTAAATACTACCAATCTAACTTATTACCTATTCACTATGCAGGTAACTTAGGCGAAGCTGGTACCGTACTAACACTTGTTAGCACCAATGATCCTACTGGCCAGAATGTTACAACCTTAACTTTCTCAGGTGCAGGAACAGACGTAGATGCGGTTAAATCTGGTGATTTATTCCAGTTTAATGACGGTGTTTCTGGTTTCCGTAACCTTAGATATTTAACTTATATTGGTCATAAAGTTTCTGCTAATAAAGTGCAAATGCGCGCAACCGCAGATGCAGCATCTAGCGGAGGTTCCGTCACCATTAGTATTACCCCAGCATTAAACTGGGCTGGTGGTCAGAATCAAAACTTAAATCAAGCTCTTCAAGCGGGTATGCAAGTAACTATCCTTCCATCCCACAAAGCAGGTCTCGTCGTTGGCGGTGATGCATTCTACATTGCAATGCCACAATTGCCCGACCAACGTCCGTTCGATACTGCGAACGAATATGATCCTGAAACTGGCGTGTCCCTCCGTATGACCTACGGTTCCATCTTGGGCGCCAACCAAAAAGGTATTATTTATGACGAAACACATGGATCACAATGCGTCCCGATCTATTGTATGCGCGTCATCGTACCTTTAACTCAGGCGTAAATAATGTAGAGGGAAGGTGTTTTACACCCTCCCTTTCCCTTCATGGATTAAGAGGATAAGAACATGGCCGTACAAAGCATACCTGTTGAAAACCAACCATTTTTATATGTAAATGGATTAGTCGTTTCTAATAATGCAACTACCCCAAACACTAAAGTTAATTTATCAGCCGGACAAGCAAGAGATTCTTCCGATTCGATGGATATCGTTTTATCTGCAGCTGTGGTGATTGATACCGCAGTGATTGGCGATCCTAATGGATTAGATCAAGGCGTTTTATTAGCTAGTAAAGTCTATGCTATTTATGTGATTGGCGATTCCACTAACAAGAAACAACCTGCAGGATTAATTAGCCTTGCATCAAATAGCACTCCATTGATGCCATTCGGTTATGACTCTTATAGATTGGTGGGATATGCTGTTTCTGATAGTAGTGTGCATTTCCTTAAAGCATACATTTCAGGAAATAATAATTTTAGACGTTTTGTCTATGATGCACCTCTTGCAACCTCTGTCACCGCAGGTACTTCAGCTACTTATGCTGCAATTGATCTTTCAGTATTAGTACCAGCTGTTGATCAAACACCTGTTATTTTCCGTGCAAACTGGACAGCTAATGCTGCTGCTGACACGTTTAATATGCAAGGTGGTAATGGTACAGGCGATCAATGGACTCTTATCGCACCTGTTGCTGGCGCTACCGCTCATACTGTTGGATTTGGTTCGGTATTATCACAATTAGTGGCTACTGTTCCTACTTCCAACTACAAAGTATCAGGCGTAGGTGGTGTGGCGATTAATGTCGCAGCATTTGAGTTCTTCATCTAAAGGATGAGTTCAAGGATGAATATCTATGGCCTATACAGGAAGGCAATTAGTAACGCGGTCTTGGTATTTATCAGGGATAGTCGCCCGTAGGCTGCAAAGCGTTACGGGTGACCAAGCCACGGATGGCCTTTTTTTACTTAATGCGTTGCTTGACTGGAAATCAATTCAGATCGATTTGATTCCTTATTGGACGTATTATGAATTTCCAGCAGAAGTGGGCGTTGAACAGTATTACATTCCCAATTTATTCGCGGTCGAATCCCTTACTTTTAATATTGGAACGGTAAGATATGCGACATCTCCAGCAACACGAACCCAATATTTTGGAACATCTAGAGTAGACAATATTAATAGTCTACCAGGAACATGGTATTTCAATAGGTCTCTTGGCGGAGGTTCTATTTATCTTTACTTTAAACCTATGGGTGAATACCCAATTAAGTTGATGGGTAAATTTGGACTTACTAATGTCACGCTTGATACCGATTTATTAACGGTTTATGACCCCTCTTATCTTGAGTATTTACGCTATGCGCTGGCACGTTATATGTGTTCGGAATATGGTATTTTAATGAACCCAGAATCTAAATCTATTCTGGCTTCTCTTGAGAGAACGCTTATGGATGTTTCGCCTCCTGATTTATCTGTAAGAAAAGGTTCAATTTTATCTGAAATACCAGGAATAAATTACGGCGATATAAATATTGGTCATCTTTGGCGACCTTGATTGTTTGATATGCTATACAGGATAGGTTAAAATGCATCATCAAAATCTAGAACGACGGTTCGAAAAGCGGGCTCTTCACCCGCCTGGTTTTGTATTCCCTATGAAGCCATTAACACATGAAGGGTGTCTTATGACCGATATTTTAGAAATTTGTAAAATTCATCAAATACCATTAAGTGAAGTTGGAAAAAAAAAGATATTAAGATGCAAAAATTGTTCTAATGAAAAGAAAAAAATATGGGCATCTAATAATAAAAATCTTATTAGACTGCAAAATCAAAGATCGAGAAAAAGAAGATATGAATGGCTTCTTAGGGATAGAAAAGATAATCCTGAAAAATATAAAGAATATGCAAAAAAAGGTTGGGGTATCAATGGGATTACATATATGAAAAAAAATATATGTAATAAATATAATATTACATTGCAAGAATATGATGATCTTATTTTAAATCAAAAAAATGTTTGTGCTATATGTTGTAAATCTGAAACTAGAAAATCTAGTAATTCTGATAATATTACTAGGCTTTCAATTGATCATTGTCATAAGTCAGGAAAAGTACGAGCTCTATTATGCTATAGATGTAATATCCTTTTAGGGAAAGCAAAGGATTCTATTGAGTTACTAAAACAAGCTATACTTTACCTAGAGAAACACGCATATAATTAGTACATTGGCCAAGGAAGGTTAAATGATAAGTAGATCACAAACAACAGATGCCAAGCCATTAAACATTGTAGGTTCCAGTGTTTTTGGAAGATACCCAACTATATCCATCGAGAAGACATACAATATGTTCGAAAGCGATTCATGGATGGTTCCCTATGCAGGATATGAAATTGGAATCAATGCCAGTGATTTTGATAATGGTTTAGAAGGAAGAGGATTACATGCGAGTGTTAAATTAAATAGATTAGTGACGGTAGTTGATAGCAGAGTCTATCTTGTTAATTTAACATTCGATCAACGCACACATAGAGTAACATTTTCGCAAGCGGTCATTATTGGCGAATTACAAACAAATTCAGGTCCTGTTTATATCTCGGAAAATAATAAACCTCAAATAGCATTTTCTGATGGCACAGCTATTTATATTTACGATCAGGAAGCAACCCCTGTATTTCAAACTGTATCTACATCCTTTTTGCCAGGATACATTGATTTTCATGATACATATTTTTTAGCAGCAGCATCCGGTGATTCATTTTATACACCGCCAGCTAACAATACATGGAGATTATCTGAATCAAATAATGGACTGGTGTGGCCAGATGACGCAGCCCATATTGGCTTACTTCAAACAAAACCAGACAACACGCAAGCCGTCGTTAGATTTCCGAGCAAAGGAAATATGATTTTTGTCTTTGGAAAAACTGTAGCGGAACCTTGGTTTGATGTGGGTTATCAATTATTTCCTTATCAACGTAACACATCGTTTAACTGCGATTATGGGTGTTTGAATCCAACAACCATCGCAGCACTTGATGAATTAGTCGTTTGGCTTGGTATTAATGAAAAAGGTGGGCCCGTTATTATGGCATCCACTGGTGGATTGCCAGAACAAATTACCACTGATGGAATAGATTATTTATTATCTAACATGCAAAATCCAAGCGATTCACAGGCATTTATCTATAGACAAGATGGACATGTGTTTTATCACATTAATTTCTATGAAGATAATTTATCTTTGTTTTATGATTTTAATATGAAGAAGTTTTATCATGCATCGGATGAGCATGGTAATTATTTTATTGCATCCTATATTGCATTTTTCAATAACCAATATTATTTCTTAAGTCGTAACAATGGAAATCTTTATGCTTTCGATACGATTTATACTACCTATGATGGTGCTGAAATTCCTCGTATTAGAACATGCAAAAACATTCGTAATGTTCAACAGGAAACATTCATAGCAAATGATTGTGGGTTTACGATTGAAACAGGAAATACAGATTATTTAACACGTGAAATTGGGCCTGTTTATTTGATAACAGAAGATGGTAAAAAATATATTACTGAGGGTAGTGAGATATTTTTAGCAACTCAATTGAATGAAATTTATATCACCGAAGATGGTGATAATATGATATCGGAACAAAACGACCCTGACTCATTTGAATATCTTATATCTGAACAACCGGATGTTGTGCATCTTACACCTGCGGTAGCCCTGTCTATTTCCATTGATGGTGGCGATCATTTCAGTAGCTATGACACCATTTATCTACCCCCTATTGGCCAACGAAAAAATAAATTGGCTTGGTGGCAATTAGGATGGTCAAACGATTTAGTATGTCAATTTAGGTTTCATGGATTAGGACGATTTGTCGTAACAGACGGCGTCGTAAATGTAAGACAATGACACAGACTAGAAAACAACAAGCGATATTTCCCGATCTTCCACGTAGTGCTCTGGTGGATAAGAATGGGAATATGAATGATGATTGGAGGCTTTACTTTCAACATTTAACGATGGCCTTACAAACTAATTTTAAGCCAGAGGGAATTGTTGTACCTCCAAAACCAACAACAGAAATTAATGATTTAACGGCAGATGAATCAGATCACAATATTATTTATGACAATACTACGGATGAATTTAAAGGTAATATTAACGGAACATGGAAAGTATTTACCTTAGTCTAAAAGGAATTAGCTATGGCTTATGGAAATGATATGGTGCCAGCACCTAATTATATGGGCGGGGGAATGGTACCTCGATCTAACTATGGAAAAGGATCAAACAGTGGTGGATTTAATCCTGGCATGGCTATAGGCGGCGGATTAATTGGTGGCGTTTTAGGTAATATGTTTGATGATGATTGGGAAAATCCAGCCGATTCTGCCAAACCCTACATGGATCAAATTCCTGGACAGTTAAATCAATATCTCGATCCTTATATCCAAGCAGGTCAACGCGCACTTCCTGGTTTAGAAAATCAATATGGTCAATTGATGAATGATCCGTCTGGTCGTTTAAATCAAATTGGCGCAGGCTATCATCAATCTCCCGGATTTCAATTTGCTCTTCAACAAGCATTGCAAGGATCGGGTCACGCAGCTGCTGCAGGTGGGATGGCAGGATCACCACAACACGAACAACAGAATATGGGCATAGCTACAGGGCTTGCTAATCAAGATTACAATCAATGGATGCAAAACGCGTTAGGTTTATATGGCACTGGGTTGCAAGGCCAACAAGGAATCTATAACACTGGCGCACGTACAGGCATGGCGATGGGCGAGGATATGGCTTCCTACTTGGCAAACCAAGCTAAGCTTGCTTATGAAGGGCAAAATGCTGAAAACCAACACGAAGGCGGTGGATTAGGTTCATTGCTCGGTGCAGCAGGTACTATTGCTGGCTCTATCTATGGCGGCCCTGCAGGTGGTGCCGCAGGTGGCGCTGCAGGAAATGCATTTGGCAGCTGGTTTGGTTAATTGAGGATAGAATAATGCCTATACAATTTCCGGATTTTAATCGCATTAGTTTTGATGAGGCCAATCCTCTATTGACGGGGATGAGTCGTGGTCAACAATTAATGCAGAATTTTATGCAATTTCCTCAAGAATTACGCGCTAAAATGTGGGCAAATCAGATTGCTCAGGTACAAGCGCAATATGCTCAACCAATGGCGGAACAAGGATTATTGCAAGCTAAACAAAAGACTGAATATGATCCTAAGATTTGGGAGTCTGAAATCGGATTACGTGGCGCTCAAACAGGATTAACTAATCAACAATCTAAATATTATGCACCCAACATTCAATCAGAAATAGCGCTAAGACAAGCTCAAACTCAAGGTGTTCCATCTGAGATTGCATTAAGACAAGCGCAAGCTCAACAAGCTCAACAAGAAGCTAATATTACACAGATGAAGGGTAATTATTTTAAAAATAGATTAATGGGGAATAGTAGCCAAGGTAATATGCCTGCAGGCTAATCATCACAACAACAGGGTATGGGTGGCGGTCAACCCACATCAATGGGAATGGCTGGTTCTCCTCAAGCGCCAATAAATAATACGTATGGTGTAGAAGTTCCAAAACCATCCGATGATGATATTGCTAATAAATTATTTTTTAGCATAGACACTTATACGCCAAAACAAACCCAAGCCATTCAAAATGTGACTAAACAAAAAGATGCATATATTAAACAAATATCAGAAGGTGTGGCTGCCGCTAATCAAGCACAAAAAGCACGGCAAGCACTGATGAATTATAATGTAGCTATGGATAAAGCTCATTTAACTGGACCTTATTGGGGAACCACTCCTGTTTCAGGATGGCGTACAGCTTTTCATCCTTTTGACGATTTAACTAACGATCAAATAGCTGAAAATTCAGTTGCGAATATTCTTCCTGGTGCAATGGCTGAAATTAAATCTGCGATGGGTGAAGGTAAATTTGGTGTTATTGATATGCAAGCATCACAGAAAATGAAAGTTGATAGGACGCTGACGAAAGGTGCTAGAACTAATATCAGTGGATTTATGAATGGCGTATTTTCCAGAATGGATGAAATGCCAAAATTTTATCAATCACTCTACGCTGCAAAAAATGTAGATAAACAAACTGCAGATTTACTGTGGCAAAATTATCAAAATGCTTTTCCAATTAGTAATGGTGAAGGTGGTTTGGAACAAGATAATTTAAATAATTGGCCTTTGTATACGACTCCGAAAGCGATAGCGTCTGTTCAATCAACCGGAACTTATAAACCAACAGCTGGTGAGAAAAATATTTTCATGATGAATGTACCAGACAAAAATGGCGTTTATCATGTTATGCCTGTTAAGAAAGGTAAGATAGAAACATTCTTTAGAAAGGGAGCAAAACCATTATGATTTCAAGGAATGATTTTGATCCTGAATTAGCCTCTGGTATTGATTGGGGTATTTATAACAAACAACAAGGTGTTAAAGCACCTTCTCCTAAAAGTATGCCTTCACAGGCAGATTCATCCAATGGATTTATGGGAGAGATCGAAGGTTTTAATAAAAAAATGGAAGATTACGTTGTTGCACCTGCTTTAGGTGCGGTTCAAGAAACTGCAAATATGTTTCCTAGCGCATTAAATCTTGGTAAGCATTTTTTTGAAAGAGATATACCGGATAAAAACAAATTACCAGACGTCCCTTATTTTGATAATGCACCTCATACCTGGCAAGCAGATGTAGGAAGAGCAGGTGCATTAGTTGGGACTGGAAAAGAACCTTTAAACCTTATTGCATCTGCGCTTGAAAGAGACATTGGAAAAGTAGGGAGTTCCATTGGAAAAGGAATTGATTTTATCAATCCTAAAACAGCTGAAAAATTGGCAGAGCAATTTAGAGGTCAATATGGTTCGGGTACTTCTGCTCAAAATACCCAAGAATTGTCAAACCGTGCTAAATTTTCAAAGCAATCGACTCAAGCAGAAGCTCTAATACCAAAAGAAGAATTATATTCTCAACAAGGTAAATCTCCTGTTTATGAGGTTGATAAATCTAAATTGCCTGAAGGTAATCTAGGTAAAGTAGGTGAGATGATTGAACCTGGTGGAAAATTTAATGAAAATCAAATGAAAGCTTTATCAAAAGCTATTAGTGATTTTAGAAAAAATGGAAAAATAGAATCATTCTTAGATAAAAGTGAAGATATTTTTAATTTACCTGAAATACCTGAAAAGGCAGCATCTAAAATAGAAGATGCTTTGTTCATGCCAACGAAAAGAAATAGTGCATATTTTTCTGATGAAGATGTAACGATGCCTTATAGTAGAAAAGGCCAGTTAATGCAAAGGCATGAAGATTATTTAAATAAACCCATTTTAAATAATTATAAAGATTTACGTTCAGCAATTACCACTCAAATGCGAAAATTGAAATTGAGAGCAAAAACAGATGAAATAGCTGCTGAAAAATATGATCAGATGAAACTTAATCTAAATAATATCGATAAAGATGCGAATCAGTTTATGGAAACACTTCCAGAAAACATGCAAAATCTTGATAAAGAATTTAGAACAAAATATAAAAGTTATGCAGAAACTTATGAAAAGGGTGAGAAAGATGTTGGGCCTTCCTTAACATTAAGACGATTAGCGGCAGGTAAACATAGCCTAGTATCAGATGATGAAATAGTTAAATTATTCTCAAATCCAACGGAAGCAGATAAAAAAGCCATGTTAAATATGGGAGAATCTGCTGCAAGAAATGCTTTATATGCAGCTCTACAGAAAGTGCCTATCGGAAATGCAGAAAAGATGGCAAACACTGTATTAGATTTAAAAAGAACAAAAGGATTCGATAATATTATTACTGGCGACATGGAAACATGGGCAAAAAATATGCTGGATTATATTAAAAAATCAGAATCAATCAAAAGAAATTTATCTGGTATTGGCCAGGTATCTTCTCATATCGCAGGTGGTGCAATAGGCGGCATGGCAGGTGGTCCCTTGGGGGCTGCAATTGGTGCTGCATTACCGTTAGCTTGGAAAGTGCCAAAATATATTGCTGAAAAAGTTAGAAAATAACCTATAATGATTAGGTTTTAAAATGGATTTTGATGGAGTCAATGGATGACTATTAACGCCGACCTACTGATAGCCGCACCTATGCTTCAAGATTACCTTGTTGATAAAGACACGGGTTTTCCTTTGGCAGGCGGTATAATTACGTTATGGGTAGATGATCAGCGTTATGTGGAATATAAGAACTGGTATTACCAAACGGGTTCTCCTGGTGCTTATGAATGGATAGCTTTAGATAACCCTCTTAGCTTGAGTTCGGTCGGTACCATTCAGGACCCTAATGGTAATGATGTCATCCCGTTTTATTATCCCTTTGAAGAAAATAATGAAAATGTCCCGCAAAAATATTTCATCACCGTTTATAGCGTAGATGAAAATGGCGATCCTGCTGTTCTTCAATTTACCCGTGAGAATTTCCCCTATGTTTCCGAAGATGATGCGCCGGGAACATTAGAACCTACCCTTAGAAATTATATTCTGAATAATGTGTATTGGAGAAACATTGGATCATTAGATTGCATGTTAGTAACCGATGCGATCATTGCTCCTAGTCAACATGACGGATATACCAATGGTGATATTAGATTTCTGAAAGATATAACAGGCGCTAATGATGATTTAATTTTTAATAAAATGTCTGATGATGATTTTACATTAGATGACGATATCACTCCTGAATACTATTTAAATATGCAATGCTCAGGAATACAAGGTGGTGAACAAGTTAAATGTATTCAATATCCTGTTTCTTTGCATATTGATACGCTACAAAATGTAAATGCAACATTGGTTTTACATGCTCAGAATGTTGAAGGTTCATCTAATAATTATGTTGATGTATATGTTTATCAATATTTAGGAACGGGGGCGTTGTCTCAACCCGACCCTATTCTTATAGAAAGAATAACGCTTAATGATGATTGGACGTTATACCCTATTACATTTACTTTTCCAGATGCAGAGGGTTTGGCATTAGGGGATGGAGGAGATGACGCATTATTTATTCGAATACAATATCCTTTGTCTGCACTCTTTAATATCAATCATACAAAGCCTCAACTTTATTTAAGTGCTCGATATCCTGATAATGATTTCGATACCTATGATCAAATTGAAACAATCATTAATAGTCCTCGTACCGGAGATGTAAGAACAAGTTTAAATTCATTTACTCCCTATGGTTGGGTGCCAATGAATAATACATCTATCGGCAGTGCGACATCTTCTGCGACTGGTCGTAGAAATATAGATACATGGCCATTATTTAATTTGTTGTGGCAAGTTGTTAGTGATGTATTTGCTCCCGTATCTGGCGGTAAAGGCGCTAATCCTTACGCGGATTTTTCTGCAAACAAGAATTTGACGTTAACCTTTGCGGCAGGCCGAGCCATTCTTGGATTGCCTGTAGGACAAACATTTACATATGTAAATGGTACAGGAATATTTACGGTTCCTACCTCAGCTTTATTCTATGCGGGTGCGCCTGTTTATTTGACTAATACTGGCGGTCATATTCCGACAGGGTTTGCATTGAATACCATTTATTACACCATTCCTTTAACAGGTAGCACTCTTCAATTAGCGAGTTCATATGCATTAGCAATTGCTCGAACGGCGTTAGTACCTGCATCTGATAATGGAACGGGAACGAATGCGATGTCATTTGCATTAGGTGGAACGGTAGGGGAAGCAGGTCATACGCCTCAAGAAATAGAAATGTTTCAGCATAGCCATTCTTTAACAGGCGGGAATTTCTTAGCTGATGGTGGAGGCTCTGCATTTAATACATTCGCATCTGCAGGAACGCCTGTTACTACACATGCAGCTACGGCAACAAAAGGATCGAGCGTACCATTTAATATTGTTCAACCAAGTATTTATTTTAATACATATCTAAAGTTATAGGATAAGGAATTCTATATGTTGAATTTTGGTAGGGACGTACAAGGTTTTAATGCATTTGCACCTGAATTTGCAGATGTTAAATATTCTGCAACGTTAGCATCGGCGGGACACGATGAATTTACTGTTCCATCTAATTTTCAAAATTGGATAGTGGCTTTTTCTTTTCAACCGGGCAGTAGTGTTTGGGTTGCATTAAATGGCGTAGCTGCAGCACCTGCTGGCGCTACATTTGCTGCTACTACATCCGAATATTTGCCTGGGGCTAGAAAAGTGAAAGCTGGTGATATCATTGACGTATTAAATAATGGTGTAGGTAGTGCTGGGGTTGGAGTGATGCTTTATGCAATCTCGTAATGATCAACCGAACATTATTAATTTTAACTTTGCCGTTAATAGTGTTTTCGGAAATTATAATGTCGAGGCTGCAAATACTATACCTATTTTGCCGAATGCTTTTTTGCTGCTTGATACAACCAATTTCTTGTTACTAGATGGTACACAGCTTCTTTTACTTGGAACCTAGACATAAGGATATGTCATGTCAAAGAATATTAAACAGGTTTACGACACCAGTCCGATATTAACTAATGCTGGTACCGACCTTATGTATTTTGGTCGATCTCCTTATGGCGTAACTGATGATAAAGCGATGCTTTATTCTAGTTTTGCAGCACAATTTGGTGCGGCTTATACAGCGTCTGCTTTAACCAAAGCAGATGATACCAATGTGACGCTCACATTAGGTGGAACTCCTTCTACAGCATTGCTGCATGCAACCTCAATTACTGCTGGGTGGACGGGAACTTTATCTGGAACAAGAGGTGGTACGGGTGTTAACAATGGCGCTTCAACTATTACGATTGGTGGAAGTATTGCATTTTCTGGCGCATTTACTTTTACAGGAACGATTACGGGAAATACAGCGGTCACATTCCCAACATCAGGAACATTGGCTACTACATCGCAATTACCAACGCCTGCAGCTCTTACAAAAACGGATGATACCAATGTTACGCTTACTTTAGGTGGCTCCCCATCAACTGCATTGTTACAGGCAACATCCATTACTGCTGGATGGTCTGGACAACTTGGTGTTGCAAGAGGTGGAACAGGAAATAATACATTTACCGCTTATTCTGTTATATGCGCAGGCACAACATCAACAGACCCATTTCAAAATGTGTCTGGATTAGGATCGGCAGGCGAAGTATTAACTTCTAATGGAGCGGGTGCATTACCCACGTGGGAAACAGGTGGTGGCGGTGGATCGGTTACACCCCAAGATATTCAAAATCAAACTTTCCTAAAAGGCACAACTACTAATATAGGAAATGATTATAGCCTTACGTTAACAACACCTATTAGTAGTTATGTGACGGGACAATTATTTTCTTTTATCCCTAGCGCTGATAATACCAATGATCTAATTGGTGATGTTGTTACATTAAATGTCGATGGACTTGGGGCACAGTTATTAACAATGTATACCTATGGTGGCAATTTAATTGCCCAAGCGGGATCATTAATTAATGGATTAGAATATCAAGTATTATTCGATGGCTTACAGTTTGTTATTTTAAATCCTTCGAATATGGCATTGGGTCAACAAATTACTAATCAAAGTTGGACTTTTTCTGGTGATACAGGGGCAGCTGATGCTTATGTTGTAGCTGTACCTACTCTTTTATTAGACCCATTTGGTGCTATATTAACGGGTGCAAAATTCTCTTTTAAAGCAGCAAATACTAACACGGGTTCATCTACATTAGCGGTGAATGCTATATCAGCTATTACCATCAATAATAATGATGGTACAGGATTAGTTGCTGGTAATATTCTCGCAAATAGTGTGTATGAAGTCACATATGATGGTTCGGTTTTCATCTTATTAAATCCATCTCCAGCAACAGGCGGATCATTTGTTACCTCAACGGAAGTGCAAGAAAATTTATTTAATCAGGGTGTCGATAGTGGAATAGCAGATGCTTATGATGTTGCTGTCACACCTGCTATTATGTCGCCTTATGGTGGAATGTTATTAACATTTTCACCAACAAATGCGAATGCGACAGGAAGTGTCACTGTTGCATTGAATGGCGGTACTCCAATTACTGTTTATAATTATAATGGTGCGCCTTTAAATGTTGGAGATATTGCTGGAGCTGTTCCAACTTTTATGGTTGCCGATGCAACAGGCTCATCATGGCAGTTGATTAATCCGATTAGTGCTGGGCTTATTCCAAAAAATATTACACAGGGACTATATAATTATGTTAGCGATGGTGGTGCCGCTAATGCATACACGGGAACATCATTTATTTCTGCATCCGTCATACCAGGAACATTTATATTATTAGATGTCACTAATACTAATACGACTGCATCAACATTTAATTTAAATGGTGGGGGCGCTCAAGATATTACATATGCTGGTAATCCATTAACGGGCGGAGAAATGGTTGCTGGTCAAATAGCTGTTTTAGTTTATGCCGCTAGTGGTGATTGGAATTTAGTAAATGCTTATAATCAAGGAACGTTTACACCTACGATGACATGTGGAACTGTAGGTGATTTATCCGTAGCTTATGGTGCTCAATATGGGTCTTATATAAAAACAGGCAATATAGTCACAGCCACTATTAGATTACTATTTACTCCAACATTTACTACTGCTTCGGGATCAATTCAATTCGCTGGATTGCCATTTACAGTAGATAACTCAAATTTTATAGGCTGGTGTGGTTCTATTAGTTATATAACTGGCGGAATGGTATGGCCAGTTGGAACAACAAGCTTAGGAATTATTGCAGAAGGAGCTACTGATGTTTGTAGTATATGGGGCTCAGGAAGCGGCATAAATTCTTCACCATTATTAATGTCTGGATTAACAAGTACGGTGCAGTACCATGTTTTATTTACTGTCACTTATAAAGCGGCTTAAATTAAAAAGGATTTTAATTCATGGCTAATGAAAAATTTACGCAATTACCAACTGTTGTTTCCTCGGCAATGGCAGATATTATTGCTGCAGTACAAGGTGGCGTTTCATCACAAGAAACATTGCAGCAAATATTTACTCTTTATCTTTCTAATACCATTTTACATAATGCGGGTGATCCTAATGGATCAGTGGCAGGTGTTGTTTATCAGTTTTGTTGGGACACATCTAATAGCGTACTTTATATTTGTACGACTAGTGGTAATGCAGCGACAGCTGTTTGGACATTAGGCGGAAGCGTTTCATTTCCTATTACCTTGGCAGACGGTGGAACCAGTAAAGCATTAACTGCAAGCGCTGGTGGAATAGTATGGTCAGATGCCAACTCGATGGAAATATTGGCAGGCGTTGCTGCTGCTAATCGTGTATTACTTTCCGGTAACCTCGTAACTCCCGCTTGGTCAACAGCGACTTATCCTGCTACCACGACGATTAATCAACTTCTTTATTCTAGTGCATCCAATACAATTTCGGGCGTCACTGCTGCTAATAGCGCACTTTTAGGAAGCACCTCTGGCGGAGTGCCCACTTGGATAGGTCCATTAACTAATGGCCAATTAGCTATTGGTTCAACAGGCGCAACTCCAGTAGGGGCAACTTTAACGGCAGGTTCTGGTATTACCATTTCTAATGGTGCTGGAAGTATTACTATTAGTGGTAGTGGAGGTGGATTTGGTTGGACAGAGGTAACAGGAACGACTCAAGCACTAGCTGTTAATAATGGATATGTGGCTAATAATGCTGGATTAGTGACACTAACATTGCCTGCTACGGCTGCTATAGGCGATAGTATTTATCTGGTTGGTAAAGGTGCGGGCGGATGGTTGCTTGCTCAAAATGGCGGACAAACCGTTTATATAGGATCAAGTACGACGACTGCGGGTGCGGGTGGAAGTTTAGCATCTACTAATAGACGAGATTGTATAAAGCTCGTTTGTGTGACAGCAAACACGGAATTTAGTGTTACCGATTTAATAGGAATTATTACAGTTGTTTAACAAGGAGCGTTACTCATGGGAATTATTGCAATCAATGTCAATACAACGGGTTTGATTGGTGCACAAATCAATCCACGTCGCTGCACTTTTATCACTACCGATAGCCTCGCAACTATTACGACCGCAGGCTATTTAAATAATCAAAATTTATTAGGTAATACTATCCTACCTACCGATGTGTTTGAGGTTCTGTATTTATTTAATGAACAAACTCAAGTAGGTATATTTGGTATTTTTCAAGTCACTTATAGCTCCTCAACTGGATTTACTTTAAATCTTTGGGAAAATCCTGGTAACGTATTACTGCCTGTTGTTAGTGGTGATTTTGCTGTATTTAACGGCACATCCGGACAGATTAAAGATGCGGGATATCTACCATCCGATGCTACAAAAACTGTTGTTGTTATGGCAGGTTCTGCAGTGGTTGCGAATAGAATCGCTCACTTTGTAGATACAGCAGGCACACTTGATGATACAGCCGCTAACGTTACAAACCTCGGTAATATTATAGCGGGTGCAAGTGGAACCGCTGGTGTATTCCAATCTTTCCCAGCAACCGCTGCAAATGGTAGCTTTAGTTTTACCGCTGTTGGAAATGCTGGAAACTTTGCCTCTACAGTTAGTCCTATTTCTACTTTGGGACAAGCAACTGTCTATACCATTCCCGATCCAGGTGCTTCTACTGCTAGCTTTGTTTTAAGTGCAAGTGCTGGTACACAAACTATTACTGGAAACTTAACTGTATCAGGTGCGATTACATCAACTGCAGGGAATATTACATCAGGTTCTGGTGGAGATGCAGGGACATTTATTTCTTTCCCAGCTACAACTGCTAATGGAACTTTGATTATTGCTGCGGCTAATGCAGGCGGTGCATTCAATACCACTATTTCAAACGGCACGATGGCGCAATCAACTGTTTACACTATTCCAGATGTGACCGCAGCTACAGGCCAATTCTTAGTTAAAACAGCTGCTCTAGTGAGCGGTAATTTAATTAAAGCAAGCGGAACTGCGGGTGTGGTTGTTGATGCAGGCTTTGCAGTATTAGCAAATACAACGGCTGCATATGGTGGTGGTGGTGTCTCAAACGCATTTACAGCAACAGGTTTAACCACATCAAGTATTGTAACAGCCACTATTTTAACATCTACCAATGCTGTTGCTATAGCCAAAGCTGTACCAACCGCAAATACATTAACAGTCACATTTACAGGCGATCCTGGTGCCGCAACAACTGTTAGTTGGATTGCAATCACACCTGCGGTGTAATTTTAAAAGGATTTAATCATGGCTACTAATAATGCGGTTAATACTGGATTATCTGGCGCAACAGGAACCGGCAGTTTTGTCGGTTCCACATCCCCTACGTTAACGACTCCAACCATTGGGGCAGCTACGGCTACCTCATTGGTATTTAGTCCTACAACGGGGGGCATTATAGGGACTACAACAAACAATAATGCAGATGCTGGTAAAGTAGGTGAGTTTGTTAGCTCAGTCATATTAGTGGGGAGTGCGGTTGCATTAACAACTAATACCACAGCAAATATTACCTCCGTATCTCTAACCGCCGGAGATTGGGATATCTATGGCGAATTATGGACAGGTGGAACAGCAACCGCTGTTATTCAAAAAATATCTGCGGGTATTACAGCAACTAGCGCTACCATGCCAACCACACCATCGACATCTACTAGTAACATTCTTTCCGGTACTTTATCTTTAACAGTGGGAACTGATTTCATTCCTATTTTTGACGTATCTCCTTGTCGTATAAGTTTAAGTGGAACCACTACTATTTATCTGGTTGCAAATAACTCATTCACAACAGAAGCTGTGAACGGTTATGGAAAATTATGCGCTAGGCGCGTAAGATAAAAAGCCATTATTTTAAATGAAAATTTAAGGATAAATTATGTTAGAACAGATTCAAAATGAAAATGAACAATTACGTTCACAAAATAGACATGTAATTGCTCAATTACAAGCAATGAATCAATG